ACAATCCAACTCGAATTTTACGGATTATGACTTCGAGGGATCGAATTTGTCAACAATTTTAGACGTTTTAGCATATAATACATATATTACTTCATACAATGCCAATATGATCTCTAATGAGGTCTTTATTGATAGTGCAACTCTTAGAGAAAACGTTGTTGCACTTGCTAGAAACATTGGATATATCCCTAGATCAAGAAAAGCATCAACTGCAACGATAAATTTCTCTGTAGAACCAGGAATTACACCTCCACCAACGACAATTACGTTAAAAAAAGGCCCAGTTGCTTCTTCAAACTCATTTGGAGGTCAATCTTTCGTTTTTGGCATTACAAAAGATATTACAAAACCAGTTATTGACGGAATTGCGTATTTTTATGATATAGATGTCAAACAAGGTAACGTAATTGACCAAAAATTCCCATATTCTACAAATAATATCAATCAAAGGTTCATTTTATCCAATTCTGGCATAGATTTAGAGACTTTAGAAGTAAATGTAAGACCATCAGCGACTTCTTCACTACTTTCTAATTACACAAGGCAAGATAGTCTGTTTGATGCTACCACAGGCAGCTCAATAACCAAAGATTCGCTAATTTATTACCTCCAAGAGATAGAAGATGAGCAATATGAGATCATTTTTGGTGATGGAGTCTTCGGAAAAGCACTTGAAGACGGAAATATTGTTGAAGTTTCGTATATTATCTCAAATGGTTCAGAAGCTAACGGTATTAGCAATCTAAGTTTTAGTGGAAAATGCACATATACAAGAGATAATGCAGAAAACACCATAAGTAGTGGTATTTCACTCATAAATGCCGAAACTCCCTCTAGTGGTGGAGAAGAAATTGAGAGTGTTGACTCAGTTAAGAAGTTTGCACCTCAAATTTATGCAACTCAAAACCGTGCTTTGACATCAAATGACTACGAAATCCTAATTCCTAACAAAATTTACCCAGAAACTGAGTCAATTTCGGTTTACGGTGGTGAAGAATTGGTTCCTCCACAGTATGGAAAGGTTTTTATAAGCATAAAACCACGAACTGGTGACTTTGTGCCAAACGCAATTAAAGAAAATATCAAAAGAGACCTCAGAAAATACTCTGTAGCAGGAATTGTGCCCGAAATTCTCGATCTCAAGTATCTCTACCTTGAGACTGACAGTAAAGTTTACTATAATACGAGTTTTGCACCCAATGCTTTAGCAGTTTCATCTCAAATATTGAACAATATTAACAAATTAGCTGCATCTGCGGAGTTAAATAAGTATGGAGCAAGGTTCAAATACAGTAAATTCTTAAAAGTCATTGATCAAAGTCACGAATCTATCACTTCTAACATCACAACAGTGGAAATGAGACGCGATTTAAGATTGGCTATTGATCAATTTGCTGAATATGCGATAGATTTTGGTAATGAGTTCCATATTTCATCGATGGATGGGTTTAATATTCGCTCCAGTGGGTTTAGAGTGTTGGATATTGCTAATGATGTTCATCTCTTTGACCTACCAAATACCGATAAAAAGACAGGATCACTTGGTTTATTCTCTTTAGATGCACCAGGTTCAACAACTCCGATGATTGAGAGATCAAATGTTGGAATTGTTAACTATATCACTGGTAGAATTACCCTTAACCCCATCAATATTGTTTCAGGTAAAACAAAAGATGGTCAACAAATCATGGAAATTTCAGTTGTTCCTCATTCAAATGACGTAATCGGATTACAGGATTTATATTTGCAACTAGATACTAGTAATGTAGAGATGGTTGTTGATGAAATTGCTTCAGGTGCAGACCCATCAGGATCAACATATACAGTTACATCAAGTTATACAGAAAGAAAGATCGTAAGATAACACATGACCGATAAAAGAGTTCAAATTAATAAGGTTGTCAAAGAACAACTTCCTTCTTATGTAAAGGATGACAGCCCTTTAGTCGGTGAATTTTTAAGTGCGTATTATCAAGGGCAGGAATATCAAGGCGGCCCAATTGATATAATCAATAATCTAGACTCTTACATACAATTAAACAAATCAGGCAACCTAGTCGGTTTTACGACCCTCTCAAGTGCTGTTGGCCAGTTCGATCAAACCATATCTGTAAAGGATACAACTGGATTTCCTGATAATTATGGTTTATTAAAAATAAACGATGAAATAATCACATACACAGGATTAACAACAAACTCATTTACTGGATGTATTCGTGGATTTAGTGGTATTACCTCTTTCAGTAACCCTGATGAACCAGAGGAATTTGTATTTTCATCATCTAGGGCAGCATCTCACGCAGTTGGTGTAGGAACAAGTGGTGGTCAGGTTCATAATTTAAGTAATCTATTTTTAGAAGAGTTTTTAAAGAAGTCTAAAAAGCAATTTTTACCTGGTTTTCAAAAAGATTTAACTCCTACATTAAATCAACCACAATTTATTCGCCATTCAAAAGATTTTTATAACTCCAGAGGAACTGATGAGTCATTTAAATTACTATTTAAATCTTTATTTAACGAAGAAGTAGATATTGTTAGACCTGCTGATTATGTAATTGCTCCATCTGATGCAAACTATAGGAAAACTCGTGACATTATAGTTGAGGCAATTCAAGGAGATCCTATGGATCTTGAAAATAAAACACTATTTCAAGATGCATTTGAAAATTTATCTAGAGCATATGGCCCAGTGTCAATGGTTGAGAGAGTTAGAGTTGGTCTGTTAACTGAAACATATTATAAAGTTAGTATTGATGCTTCATTTGGAACTGGTAGTTCTGACGAATTACTTTACGGTAACTTTGCTATTCATGCTAATTCTAAAAATGTCGGTGCAGTTGGAGCAGCACAAACTTTTATTGATGTAGACTCCACAATAGGTTTTCCTGATAATGGGTCACTTACTTTTAAATATGAAAATGGAACAACAGGAGTTTGCACATATAGTAACACTAATGTAACGCAATTTTTAGGTATTAGCACAACTGGTATAACCACTACCATAAAAGACGCTACATCAATTAGACAAAATACCTATGTTTATGCCTCTGGTAAAGCAAACAGCACTGCAGGGGTCACTACAGACGGCATACGATGCAGAATAACAGGTGTGTTGAGTGGTATAGAACTCCCTGATACTTTCTATCAAAGAACGGGTGCAAAAATAAAACTTAAGTCTTTGGGTAAGATAGCAAAGGTAACTGATTTTCAATCAAATAACTGGTTATTTAATCTTCAACCAAAATACAACGTAGACAGTATTACATTACAAGATGCTTCAGGCCCAACTTACGAAGTAACTACAAAAGATTTTCATAGAATAAGGATAAATGATGTAATAACAGTTCAAACAAGCACTGGAGATTTAACTGGTAGTTATGTCGTTACTGATGTTTTAGGTGATGTTGGATCTCTACCAAATAAAATCAGAATGCAGGGTTCTGCCATATCTGCAAGTAATCTTGCAGCAGTTCTCTCAATAAGGAAACTTCTTTCAAAACCTAATTCTGATGGAAGCGGTGTTGATAATAATCAACAACATTTAAACAATTTTACTGCTAATATTCAAAACATTTATATGGAGGAAGTGGGATATGCTCACACCCTATCTAAACTTAAAAATTTAATTGCCTCTAACTCTTTACCAACATATGGTTCTGATCATAAGTTAAATCCAAGCACCCAGAAAATTAAATTATCTGGAACATTTAATGGTGGAGCCACAACCATTGCAATTACAAGTGGAGATAATGATCACAACTTCTTTAGTGGTGATGCCATTTATTATACACCACAAAAACAATCTGACGGAACTATTGATAGTTTTCTTTTCAGTGAAGGATTATATTTTGTAGAACGTGTAGATAAAAATAATATAAAGTTAGCAAAATCTAGATCAAATTTATATGACGGTAATTATCAAAAGGTTTCTGAAGCCACTGTTACAACAACCATTGTAGATAATACTTTTGAGAAATACGAATTTCATAGAAAAATTATTCAACCACAAAAACTGTTCAGAGAAATCGACATGCCAGTTTATGATGGTAAAGAATATAAAACAAAAATTGGATATAATGGTATTTTAATCAATGGTGTTGAAATATTAAGTTATAAGTCTCAAGATCTTTGTTACTATGGTGAGATTAAATCAATTGATGTAACTGGTGGTGGTAGAAAGTATGATGTTATAAATCCACCTCAATTAGCAATTAATGATGGTGTAGGGGCAGGTGCTACTGGATATGTTGCAACTAGAGGTAATTTACAAGAAATTTTAATTCAAGACCCAGGCTTTGATTATGTTGATATTCCTAAAGTATCAATAAGTGGAGGAAATGGAAGTGGTGCTGTAGCTGAGTGTAAAATGGTTACAGTTCCACACCAAGTTGTCTTTAGTGCTGGTTCAGGATCTCAAACTATAGTTGTAAAAGGATCTGATGATTTCAACGTAGGATTTTTAACTTATCATAAGTTTAGGAATCATGAACAAGTTATATACGATACTTTTGGAGAAAAAGCATTAGCAGGATTAAGCACTGGTGCAGTGTATTATATTAATACTGATACTCCTGCTGGAATGACAGAAATTGATACATGGGTAGGATATGCAGGAAATACTTGGTATCCACAAAAGACAATTAGACTTCATAGAAATTTAGATGAGGCTGTTGTTGGTATTAATACCATAGCGTTTACTGCTCTTGGAGAGGGAAACCATCAGTTTAGATCTTTTAAAGGTAAATCCCAAGTTGGTAGTATAAATGTATTAGAATCAGGAGAGGGATATGAAAATAAACTTAAAACATGCGAACCTACTGGTATCAATACAGCACTTGATAGAATTACAATTAATAACCATGATTATAAGACAGGTGAGATTGTAACATATAATTTTGATGTTAATGGAGAGGCCATTGCAGGTCTTTCAAGTGATAAAAAATATTATGTGTCTGTCATAGATGAAAACACGTTTAAATTATCAAATGTAGGTGTCGGAACAACTGCAAAAGATTTTTATTTTAAAACAAAACAATATCAACGTTTGAATTCAATTGGAGTAGGAACTCATAGTTTTAATTACGACCCAATTGTAGTAAAAGTAGAAGGTATTGTTGGTATAAGTTCAATAGAAGGTAATACTTTCCAATGTATTCCCCAACCTTTGTTTAGAGGTGAGGTTACATCCGTTCATTTAACAAATGGTGGTGTTGGATATGGTGCGTCTGAAATACTTAATTTTAATAGACAACCTAGAGTTGACTTATATAGTGGAGTCAGTGGTGAATTATTACCTGTTGTTGCTAATGGTCAAATCATTGATGTTGCGATTCAAAACAGAGGTCAATCATATAACACACCACCTAGTATTTCAGTCACAGGTGTTGGAACTGGTGCAGAATTAGTTCCAGAAATAGTGGATGGTGAAATTAGAAATATTAAGATAATCAAGGCTGGTGTTGGATATGGTGCATCTACAACATCACTTAATGTCATTGCTGCTGGTGAATTTGCTATTTTCAATACTAATTTACAAACATGGCAAGTAAACGAGGTTAGAAAAAACTTCACAAATATTGATAGTTCTGATGTATTCATAGAGAAACCAACACAACTTAGTCGTGAATTGCAATGTTCACATGCGTATGTGCCAAGAGGTTTAAGAAAAGTTTTATATCAAAATAACTCAGATGGAGATCCATTAGTTGGAACAAGAGATTTAGCTTTATCCAGTGGTGTGGAGCAAAATAGAACGCAACACTCACCTATTATTGGTTGGGCATATGATGGTCTTCCAATATATGGCCCATATGCATATGAAAAGAGCACTGGTGGATCAGTCGTTCAACTTAATTCTGGTTATTCTATTGATTTAAAAACTAATAGACCTCCACTTAGTGTTTTCCCACAAGAATTTTTCATTAATGACTTTACATGGAATAGTAATACTGATGAAAGTTATCTTGATGAGAATAATGGAAGATATGGCATAACTCCTGAATATCCAAATGGAACATATGCTTACTTTGCCACTCTTGAATCAACAGTAGAAACAACGTCTAGTGATCCATTTTTCAATTTCAAAAAACCAAAGTTCCCATATTTAATAGGTGAAAATTTTAACGCTCAACCAAATAATTTTAATTTCTTATCAAGAAGCAATCAAGATGAAATTAATCTTAATCAAACTGGTTGGGTAAGAAATACTGAACCATATGAATTATTACAAGATGATAGTTCTTATGATTATGTAAGTCAATCATATAAGTATGTTACTCAAGAGGGTTCTATTGTTTACGCTTCAGAGGGATCTGTAGATAAAATTGGTATCGTAACTGGGGGTTCTTCATATCAGGTTGGTGATAAACTTGTATTTGAAGAGAAAGTTGCTGAAAATTTTGAAACAGTTGGAAGAGTATCTAGAATTGATGGGCCTGGTATTGGAACTATTTCAGTTACTAACACAAAATTACAGAATGTTGAATTTTATCCTGCTGATGAAAGAGGAAGATTTGTTGGTGTTCACACTACCCCGTTAAATTTACAAAATGGTGATAAGATTTTTGTGTCTGGAATGTCAACGACTAGTTCTAGACTTGGTAGAAAAAGTTATAATATTGGAATATCATCATCAAAACTATTATTATCAGAAGATATACCAAAAGTATCTGTCACTGGATTAGTTACATTTTTTAGTGTTCAAGGTTCATTGCCTTCACCAAATGCCAGTCTCAACAATCTCAATTTGAGAGAAAATGATATTTTAAAAGTTGGAATTGGAACTAGATTAGAAACAGTTAAATTATTAAACATAGATGCTGCTAACTCTAGAATAAGAGTATTAAGAAATCAGAATGAGTTAGACGATAGCACTGGTATTGGAGCAACTCATCCAATAGGAACAACAATAGAGGAAGATCCTAGAAAATTTAAAATTGATGTTGGTTTTACAACCACATTTGATAATGAAATTGATTTTGAATATTATTTCAATCCTGTAGAATCTGTGGGTGTTGGAACAACTGCTGGGCCTGGAATAGGAACAACAGCTACAATTAGTAATGCTGGTGGTGGAAGAAATTCAATATTCATACCAACAAGATCTATATTTTTACCTAATCATAAATTTAAAACTGGAGATCAAGTAACATATCATAGAAATGGTGGTAATCCTATAGGTATCGCAACTAACCGTGCTAGAGCTAATTTACTTGCATCAGGTAATGACTTAGTTAATCTCGGTGCAAATCATAATACAGAATTTATGCCACTATTTGTAGCTAAATTATCTGATGATTTAATTGGTTTATCAACTGTTAGAATCGGTATTGGAACCACTGGTGGTGGTATAGACCCAGAGGATGTATTCACTGGTATTGGGCATACTATCAAACAACAAAGTTTAGTATATTTCACGGGTATTGGAACTGGAACATATCATAGTTTTAGAAGAAAGTATGATAATACAGTAACAGGATCAATAGAGAAGAATCTAATTACAGTATCAACAGCAAGCAGTCATGGATTATCTCATAATGATAGAGTTTTCTTAACTGTGGATGCTGGTATTAGCACAACAGTTCCTATCAAATATAATAAAGCAAATAGAAAATTAATTGCAAGAACTTTAGATTTTACCGCGTCTGGTATTACAACTTCTGGATCTGCGATTAATGATCCTGGCTCAATTGAAATAGTTGGCCATGAAATGGTTACTGGTCAGAGAGTTATTCTTACAGCAAATACAGAAATCGCTGGTTTAACTAATGATGAAGAGTATTTTGTATACGTTGTTGATAAAGATAAAATTAAATTATGTGCTAATAGATTCCAAACAAGACAAAGTAAACCTGAGTTTGTTACAGTTGGTAGTGCTGGTACTGGTGGAGTATTAAACTTAGTTAATCCACCATTGGAGTTTTATAAAAATGGAACTGTAGTATTTGATTTATCAGACCCATCTTTATCATTCATTAAAATTACAGACACTCTACCTGCGTTTGATTTAGAACTTTATACAGATTATAATTTTGTTCATGAATACACATCAAATGGTAAGTCATCATCATTTAATGTAAGTAGAAGTGGAACAGTTGGTATTGATGGAAAACTAACATTAACATATAATCAAAATACTCCAAAAATTCTTTATTACAACTTAGTTGCAAACACATCTACTGACAATCCAGACATCAACAAAGAACTTGTTTTAGATAGAGAAATAATAGGAAATAATTCAATATCATTTAGAGATAGTCGCTATGCAGGTCAATTTAATATTCTTGCAAATTCAACAAATACATTTACATATGATTTGGATAGATTCCCTGAAGAGGAATTATATGAATCATCAACTACAACTCAAATATCTTATAATACAACATCTAAAACTGCTTATGGCCCAATAGCAGCAGTTTCATTGTCACAGAAAGGAAAAGGATACACTAGATTGCCTGGTGTTTCTACTGTAACTTCTGATTCAGGAACAAATGCTCTTTTAGAGGCCTCTAGCACATCTATTGGTGTTCCTAAAACAACTAAATTAGAGAGTATTGGTTTTGATTATCCATCAGATTTCACATTAAGACCTCAATCAAAACTACCACAAATTATTAAAATATCAGCATTATCTGGTTTAAAACGTGTTGGAATTACATCTTACGGTAGAGGATATAATCATCCACCAACATTAGTTGTTCTTGATGGTCTCACTAGATTAAAAGATAATGATGTTGATTTAGTCTATAATTTAACAACTCCTGATACACCAGGATATGTTGATATTGTTGAAAATACTTTTGGATTAAGTAATGTAACTCCGATTATTGTTCCTGTTAATAATCCTAACGGAATTAGAGTCACAAACCTCGTTTATGATTCATCTACAGAGACTGTTGCTGCAACATTAAAAGTTGCTTATAGTCTTGCACCAGAATTTCCTATAGAAGTAGGTGATAAAGTTCTAGTTGAAAATGCTAGTGTTGGAGTTGGATCTACAGGAAAAGGATATAATTCTGAAAGATATGATTTTAGAACCTTTGAAGTTACACAGGTTCATCAAAATTTAGGTAACGTTGGTATAGTAACTTATAGTATGGCTGGTTTAGTTGCGAGTGGTGAAATACCTGGTACTTTTGACACTACTTTATCATCAGCGATATTGGTAAGAGAAAGAGATTTTCCACAATTCTCTGCTGAATTGCAACCAAACACATTTAATACAAAAGAAACATTGGTATCTGAAACCAGTGTTGGCCCAGTTTCTGGTGTCGTTGCAGAATATGATCCTGCGAGTCAATGGTTAACCATAGAAGCAGCTAGTGATTTTGAAGTTGGTAAGTTAATAGAATCAACAGTTACAGGTGCTAAAGGAACAGTATCTGATATAATTCTTACTTTTGATACTAATTTCTTAGTTGATTATTTCTCAATGGTTAATAATGGATGGGAATATGAAACAGGTTTCTTAAGCAACGTGTTACAGGTAACTCATGATAATGAATATTATCAGAGATTTGCGTATGCAATTAAATCTAGAGTATTCATGGATAAGTGGAAAGATATCGTCAATACTTTGACACATACTGCAGGATTCCAAAAGTTTAGTAATCTTCAAGTAGAATCAACTTTACCAGTCGCTCAGAAAACAGATTTAGTGGTAGGAACTGCTGGAACGGTATCAGGTGTTATTGATTTGATTGGATCTGAAAGTTTACACGAGGTTGTCAACTTTGATTTAGCTACAGAAAACTTAAAATCTAGATCTCCTGCTAGTGGCAATTTATCTGACGAAATTACTTTCCAAAATCGTATTTTAATTGACTACGCTGAGTCTGTAGGAAATAGAGTTATCACTATTGATAATGTTAGTGATCAATTTAATGATTTACCAAGAACAACAGCTTTCTCTGAGGTGGGTAGATTTGCAATTACTGGTAATAAAGAAAATAGATTTATGGTATATGTGAAGGATAGTTTATTTGAGGGTGAAAGACAATTAATGATGGTTAACGCTTTGTTTGATCCTATTAGTGGTCAATCAATGATTAACCAGTATGGTCAAGTAGATACTGTAAGAGATCTTGGATCAATGGATTCTGCTGTTGATGGAAATGAAGCAGTTCTTAATTTCTTCCCAAATAAAAGTGAGTTTAATAATTATAATGTAACAACACTTTCATACAACCTTAATGAACTTGTTGGAAGTGGAACAACGCAAATTGTAGGTTTATCAACTTCCATAGTAAATCGTTCTAATCCTGGTATTGGAACTACAGCACTTGTTCATATTGGTGCTGCAACAACACTGGCTGGATCCTCTCATGCTGGTGATGAAGTTGAAGTTATCATAGCCACTGTGGGAACCGCATCTACAGATGGTGGAGTATTTAATACAGGATTAGGAACAGCGAGAAGCGATGAGTTATATAATCCTAGATCTGCTAAAATGATCGTCTCTGTGGCAACGAGTGAAGGAACTGTCGAATATAATGAATTAAGCATGATCATGCATCAAAACCCTGTAGGTTTAGGATCTACTGTTGCATTTGAACAATATGGTCAATTGACAATTCATAATAGAAGAGATTCTCTTGCTGCAGAACCATTAGGAACATTTAGACCGCATATTGTTGGTCTTGGAAGCACTGCTCAAATTAAAGTTGGATTTACACCGAGAGCTGGTATTGCAACTGCGTATATTAACTCAATTACCATAGGAATATCATCTGAAACTCGTGTTGGATTGGGAACTCTACCGTTAAAAAATGGAGCACTAATTGCTCAATCATCTACAATACCAGCAAGATCTGCACCTTTCCCTGTAGGTGTTGGTAGTTATAGTGAGGAGTTTGATGCTGCTTATGCGTTAGTTCAAGTTAAGGATACAACAAATGATAGATATGAGTTTTCTGAAATCATGATGATTGATGATGATACTCGTGTGTTCATGACAGAATATGGAAATATTATAACTGGAGCAAGTGTCAATGCAAATGCAACTGGTATAGGAACCATAGGTGGAAGAAGAGATGGATCAGATTGCTTTACTGAAATATCATATGTTCCAAATGCAAATACGGCTGTTGAAGTTAAAACATTTATTCATGCTCTTAAAGTTCATGAAGATAATAACACTAATAAAATTGAACTACAATCTGGGTCTATTCAAACTAAGTTTGATGTATATGAAGGAACTTTCTTTGGATCTAAAACTGGTTTCCCAATATTAAATGAAACTAATCAGGTATTTAAGAAAGACTTTGATGGATCTAGCACTGATATAGTTGATTTAACAAATAATACGATTAGTATTCCTAACCATTTCTTCGTAACTGGTGAGGAGGTTGAGTATCGTATAAAGCAACCTATAGTGGGATGCACAACTACAGGTGTTGGAGCGACAACAGATTCAATAGGTATTGCTGCTAGTACTTTTGTTATTCCAACTGGAATTGTAACAGTTTCATACATACCCGATAAAGCTTTCATTATTAAAGTTAGCGATAGTTTAGTTAAACTTGCATCATCTGCAGAAAATGCACTTAAATCAATTGCAGTTCCATTAGATTTCACTTCTGTTGGTATAGGATCTTCACACAGTTTGATAAGTAAAAATCAAAATACAAGGGCTTTAATTTCAATTGATAATATTATTCAAAGCCCTATTGTAGGTACTGGAGTCACATCATCTCTTACTGCTAACTTTGCGAAGAGTGAGACAATAATGTCAACCTCTGGTATAACCTCATTCTTTGCTGGTGATGTTATTAAGGTTGGTGTTGACACCACTGGAAGTGAGATGATGAAAGTTATATCTGTTAATCATGCTGGAGTAGCTAACGCTATAAGAGTTCATAGACAATGGATGGGAACAAAACTTCTGGATCATAATAATAATGATCTCATTGAGAAGATGTCTGGTAATTATAATATTGTTGATAGCACTCTCAACTTTGCTGAAGCACCAAAAGGTGGTAGACCTATAGGTGTTGGAAGTACTGGCCTTCCATCAATGGATAGAGACTTTACTGGTATCACAACCACATCTAGTTTCAGTGGAAGAATATTTAATAGATCTGGTCTTGCTGGAGGGAATATTGATGCGTATTCTAGAAACTATTCGATTGATGATATATCTCAACAATTTACAGGTCAAAAAGAGGTATTTACTCTTACAGCAGACAAACAAAACGTAACTGGTATTGCTACAAACCTTGGTATTGTAATGGTAAATGGAATATTACAAGGTGCTGGTGATTTAAATGATTATACTCTATCGGAAGTTTCTGGAATTACATCAATAACATTTACGGGCTCTAAAGCATCCGTTGCTCATGATGTGAATACTGCATCTGTTCCTGTTGGTGGAATTATTATATCAGTTGGATCAAGTGAAGGATTTGGATATCAACCTTTAGTTGGTGCTGGTGCTACTATTCATTTTGATAATATTGGTAAAGTTAAAACAGTCAGTATTGGTAATAGTGGTTCTGGATACAGAGTAAGCCCAGGCCCAGTGGGTATGGGAACAACATCAATCACTGGTGTTGGAATAGCAACTGTTATCAACGTTGCTGTTGCCACATCTACTGGTGGAGTTCCAACTCTTCATAATATTGGAACTGCGTCTGTTCATAATGGTCGTATTGTAAGTATTGCTGTCACAAACACTGGTTCGATACCTGGCATAGGAACTCAAAACCCAACCTTAGTTGGAACTGGTCAATCAACATTTACTGCTATAATTGATAAACCATTACCATATGAAGATATTCCTCTTTGGTATGACAATGCTTCATTTAACCCAGTTGGTGGTGGTGGTTCTCAAGCAAGAGCAAATATAACTGTTGGAGTTGCTACCACTGGTGGTCGTGTAATTGATTTTGAAATTACAAATACTGGATATGGTTATGGTATTGGTCATACTTTGACAGTTCCTACATTTACATCTGCACCTGCTGGTGATTCACCTGTAAGTGCATATGGTATACCAGTAGATCCACGCATTCCGTTTAGACCTTTCCAGATAACAATACAGAAAGTTCACTATGATGAATTTAATATGTGGACGATGGGTGAACTTCAGGCTCTTGATGATTTCTCAAATCTATTCAACGGAACTAGAAAACAATTCCCACTTACAGTTGCTGGTGAAGCATTTGCTATACAAGCAAGAACTGGTTCAAATATAGTTGTGCGAAACACTATTATCTTGACTATAAATGATGTCTTACAAGTGCCAGGTGAGGGTTATGAGTTTAATGGTGGTGGAACAATAACATTTACAGAAGCACCAAACGAAGGTGATGTAATGAGAATGTTCTTCTATAGAGGAACTGGTGGTGCTGACGTTGTTGATAGAGATATTGTAGAAACAGTTAAAGTTGGTGATGATCTGCAATTAGGATTTAACCCAACTTATAATACAAGAACTTTCGTTGAGTTCCCCAGAGCAGTTCATGAAATCAAATCATCAGATACAGTTGTAACTAATCAATATTATGGAAGAGGTCTAGGTGACAGTGATACTGAAACAAGACCTGTTAAATGGTATAGACAAATAGAGGATAGATTTATTGATGGAAAAATTGTTCGTAAAGATAGACCATTATACGAACCTAAACTATTCCCAACTTCATACTTAATTCAACCAGTTGGTGTTGGTCAAACGGAAATATTCATTGATAGTTGTAAACCATTCTTTAATCCTGAGAATGAAAATCCCTCAGATAGAGGTTTCCAAAAAGAAATTCAAATAGTTAATGCAAGTTCTGAATATGAGTTTCTTGTTGGTGCTGCTGCGACTGCAATCGTGTCTATTGCCAATACAATACAACATTTTTCAATTACAGACGCTGGTGATGGATACACATCTGTTCCTGAAGTTAGAGTACAGCAACCAATAAGTATCGGTGGAACTCCATTTGCAGGTATTGGAACCACTGCTACAGCTATTGCAACTGCGACAGTCACTAATGGATCTATCTCATCAATTACGGTTGGTATCAATTCAGGAATTGTTGGAACGGGTTATACTTCTGCTGCACCTCCACAGGTTCTAATTGCTCCACCCACATATGTGAGAGAGGAAAATAGTATTGATTTATATGAGGGAGACTTTGGTATTATCAGTGGAGTTGGTATATGCACAGATGTTACAAATTCAACATTAACTGGTGATCAAACAGTTGGTATTACAAGTGGAATAGCTTTTGATTTATTCATTCCAAAAGAATCTGCTTTGAGAGATGATAATATTAATAGCCCTAACGCAATAATAAGAAGTGGTCTACAGACTGGATACTATTTTACTGTTAGTGAGTCTAATCTTGGATCAGGTATCACTGCACTTGCTAAAAGTGATGGTGCTGTGATTGGTATTGGAACTACTGCTTTAGATGGCATATATGAAGTTGCCCATCACACTGGAATAACAACTGTGTCATTTGGTCAAAGCACAACAGAACTAGCAACAAGAGTGTTCTGTAGAGTTCTAGATTGGCATGGTTTAGTTGGTGTTGTTGGTTTAGCCACAGCGAATGCAGGTATAGTTACAACATTTATTGGTAACTTTAGTTGGGGTCGATTACAACTAAATGACAGGCAGTTGGCACAGGCATACAGTGTCAATACCAGCAATGGTGTATCTGGTATTAAGACAGGCCCACAGATTAAGAGAAAGGCGGCTCTTAAATCTGACAATTATGTCGTCTAAATAAATAAAAAAAGTGTAACCAAAGTTCATGGCGGCTATCATAACGGATCAAATAAGAATATTAAATGCAAAGAATTTTGTTGCTGGTGTATCTACTTCGACTAATTCTTACTATGCTTTTGTGGGTTTACCTAATCCAACAGCGTATCAGAGTGACTGGGATTCAAATCCTCCAGCACCAGTTGATAATTTTGATAATATGAATGATTTTCATGATACTATGCTTGCTGTAAAAAGAGTGACAGCTGCTGATGTGAAACAAATTGTTCCTAAGTTAAACTGGAGATCTGGAACAACATACGATTATTATAGACATGATTACAGTATTTCTAATGCACCACCAAACTCTGGTGGAACATCTTTGTATACTGCAAACTATTTCGTTGTTAATAGTGACTTTAGAGTTTATATTTGTTTGCAGAATGGAACAACACCAGAAACACCTGATGGTAAACCATCTCTAGATGAACCAACTTTTACAGATTTAGAACCAAGAACACCTGGTACATCTGGAGATGGTTACATATGGAAATATTTGTATAGCATTAAACCTGCAGATTTAATTAAATTTGACTCAACTGATTTCATGCCAGTTCCAGCAGATTGGGGATCTGATGCTTCAGATGCTGCTGTTAAGAACAACGCTACAGATGGTGGAATCAAAATTGTTGTTGTTAAGAATAGAGGAACTGGTATAGGAACTGCTAACCAAACTTATACTAGAGTTCCAATCAAAGGTGATGGATTTAACGCAGAGTGCACTGTTGTTGTTAATAACGATGCACAAATAGAAAGTGTCACGGTATCTAATGAGGGATTCGGATATACATATGGTAATGTTGATTTGGCTGCTGGATCTGTTCCAACACCAACGTCTCCACCAACTCTTGATGTTATTATTCCACCACCAGGTGGCCATGGTGCAGATATCTATAGAGAATTAGGTGCAACTAATGCTTTACTTTATGCAAGAATTGAAAATGATGCTGAAAACCCAGATTTCATAACTGGAAACCAAGTTGCTAGAATAGGTATTCTAGAAAACCCTAAAGCATTTAACTCTAACGAAATACTTACATTAGATAAAGCAAGTGCTGCATATGCTTTAAGATTAGCAGGAACAGGATATAGTTCTGTTACTTTTACTGAAGATGATTATATAAGACAAACTGTAGGAACTGGTGTCACTGCGGTGGGGAGAGTTATTTCTTACGATCAAACCACTGGTGTTTTAAAATACTGGCAAGATAGAACAATCGCAGGTTTTGCTACCGCAGGATCAAGTGGTATTAGCACAGCATTAACACCCGCCCATTTAGATTTAAATGTTCCAAGTTACAATACCACTCGATTTACGTCGGAACCCACTTCAGGTGGAAGTGTAGTAATTGTCGGTGGTAGTTCTAATCTATCAATTAGCACTTCATTCTCAGGTCTTTCTACCACTCTAAATAATAGAACCTACTACCTTGGTCAATCATTTACAAAGGGAGTTTCTAACCCAGAGGTTGACAAATATTCTGGAAACATGATTTATGTTGATCACAGACCATCAATTACAAGATCTTCCAATCAAAAAGAAGACATCAAAATAATATTACAGTTCTAACTAACTATGGCCCAGCAAACCAACCTTAACGTTTCACCATATTTTGATGATTTTGATCCTAATGATAATTATCAGAAG